AGAGGGTGCAAGTGCTGATTTTATTATCGGTCTTGATGGAACGATTTATTTTAATGATTTTGGAGATGGATATGCGAAATCATGCACAATTGAATATTATACAGAGGGGGAATATTATAACTATGCTGAAAAAACCGAACTTGACAATTTAAAAAATCGAGTTGATTATTTATCATTTCCATTTAATAGTGTGGTGGTTAAACCATTAGAATTTAGTGGAAAGAAAGCCCTTTTTGTTGGCGATAGTATAACCTATGGCACAACAACAGATTATGCTATGGCAGAAAAACCATATCCGCAAATTTTTTGCGAAAGTGTGGGAATGACACATGATAATTTGGCAGTACCCGGTTCGTTATTTTCAAGTGGATATAATGAAGTAGAAACCATTGAAAGCGTATTATTAAATACCGATTTAACTCAATACGATTTTATTTTCATTGCGGGTGGTGTAAACGATTGGCAATTAGGAGTGCCACTAAATGAGTTTAGAAATAATTTGCGACGTATTTGTCAATCATTATCTTCAAGAAAAGACGCAAATAAAATCATTTTCATAACACCTATAAATGTTAATGTTGCGTGGACAAGTGGTAACAGTATAGAAGATTTATACAAATACAGCCTTATAATTAGTGAGGAAGCAATGATTGAGGGTATTAACGTGGTTGTTGGCAAATATTTTAATTTCCCAAGTGGTGCAGGAAGTCTTGCTACATCTTTATTTGCAGACGGTCTACACTTAACACAAAAGGGACTTTATTTATATGCTAAATCTTTAATGACAGTATTGTGCTAGTCAACAATCGAAACAGATTGCTTACAAAACAAATGAAAAATAAATAAGATACACAAAAAGGAATACCTATTATTAGATGTTCCTTTTTTAATGAAAGGAGAAAATAAATGGCTACATTTAAAACAGGTTGGCTGTTAAATGAAAATGGAGAAAAATTTGCTCCTAGAACATTAATGTCTCAAGTTAGTACTAATGATGGTACTTTGTTAGAGCAAAAAATTGAGACAGATTTGTTAAATTTAGAAACACAAATAAATAATACAATAAGCACAAGTGTTGCAACAGAAAAGTCTGAAAGACAAGCTGCTATTGCTACTGAAAAGTCCGAGAGACAAACCGAGATTGCAGTTGAACGTGCAAGGATTGATACATTTACTGCATTGGAAGAAGGATCTACAACCGGTGATGCTGAGTTACAAGATATTAGAGTTAAGATTGATGGCACTACTGCTTCTACTGCTGGTAACGCAGTTCGAGAACAGATCAACACTTTAGATGACAAGATTGATGAGGTCGATAGCAAACTATCTAGTGAGATTGTGGAAGTAAAGGATGATTTAAACGAGAACAATGGTTACTTATATTCTAATAGTGATGTTATTGTTTCAAATGTTGGTTTCATTACTAAAACACTTGTAAAGAACAATAATGAATCGTGGCATTGTCTTTTTGCACCACTCAAAGCAATCAATAAAAACAATCACATTAATCTTCTTAATGCTAACTTGTATTTTTATGGAGAAAATATTCCGTCTATTGCATTTTATGATGAGAAGAGAAATTTAATCAGTGCTAAATTTGAAACAATTTATGTGGGAAAAATAACTGATATTCCAGATGGTACTGTTTATGTATTAATGAACTCCTCGGTTGGTGAGTTTAGCGTAGAACTTTATTCGGTGTTAAATAGAATTGAGGATGTAGAAAATGAAAGCAAAAACGAATTACTATTAGAGCTTTGTGACAGTGAAGTAATTAGTGGCTATGGTCTTTATAATTCTTCTACACCTTTTTACGCAAGCCAAAATTCAGCGGTTAGACGATTCAAAATTGAAAAAAATAAAACATATAGATTTCCAAAAGGAAATACTAGCTATAAACTTGTGAATGGAAATCCAGATACATACACAAGATTTATAAATTCCAATGGTTCTTCTATATTTACAAATTATTTTGATATGGAATACTGCTATGTGGATGAAATCGACCAAGGTAATAAGCGTTATGGAAATGAATTGTTTGAAGATACTATCACTAATAATGCGAGCAATATTGCATATAAGGAGATAGCAGAAAAGTGTGACGGAAAATTTGTGTTTTCTAATATTGAAATTCACAAAGGGGATATTATTAGAGCAAAATTATTTAATGCAACCGCAAACAATGCTTTGTTTTTAAGTGACGAAAACAGATTAAGTGCTGAAATCGAATCAAAAACATTAACTTTTGCCAACAACTATTGCGAATATGTTGCGGAAAAAGATTGGTTGGGTTTTACTTCGTGGTCTAATGGTAATGCTAATGCAAATTATCTATATTCTATATCAATAGAACGAAAGAGCATTTGTGATACAGATAAAGTTATAGTATGTGCGTCAAATTCTTCAGAGTGGGATAAGTTATCTGCTGATTATATATGTGATGGAAAGAATGACGAAGATACAATCAACCTAGCTATCAATAGGGTTAAAAATAGGGTTGGCACTGTTATTCTTTGTGATGGAGATTACTATATTGATTCCTTTAAAGACTATAATTTTGCAGGCAAAAATGAAAAGGTTGCTATATGTGTATATAGTGATGTTAAAGGAAAAGGTGTTACCATTACTGGAAAAACTAGTGGTAGACCTCCAAAAGCAATGATTTATGTAAACGAAAGTGCGTTTGAAGGTGTACCAGATAACGAAATTCCTTCTGTATTTGGTGGCGGAAGTCCACAAGAAGGTTATGTCGGTTTGAATGGGTTTAATTTAACATCAGTAAGAATCGAAATTCCAAACAATACTCATAAATGTATAGCAGTAAATTACCAACACCTTTATTGGGGTATCTTAGACAGTTGTATTATCGTTGTTAATGGATACGGTCAAGATAAAATTCCAACTGAAAATCTTATAGGTGTTCGTGGTTGGGCAGGATGGTCTGATGGTACTGTTATTGGTGCATACGATACTTTTGTTTGTGGTTTTAGAATCGGTTTTCAGTTAGGTGGAGAACACGTTATATGTGAAAGAATCGGCACAAGATTTTGTTATACATCATATACGTTTGGAGAATATCCGTTAGATGCAGGAAGTGGTGCACAAGTCCACCCTATTACTCTTATAAATTGTTGTGATGAACACCAAGCAACATTGCCAAAATTCTATAGTAGTGGAAATGCTGACAGTAGAAATGCAGGAAGATGTCAAGTTGATTTTATTGGGTTTAATATTGAATATTACCCTTTAATTACTGGAACACCTATTGTTGGTGCAATGGAAGAAGTCGAAGGTGGTTGGGTTGGTAGAATTGAATATTCTACTGAAAATAACGAAAACAATGCAAATGTTGCACTTCCTTTTTGGGCTGATGGGCATGGTAAGAATTTTAGAACTCTTAATACAGCACAGTGTCAAATGGGTACAACAGAACTTAGAAACACTTTTGCACCGAACTATATGCAACAGTATTATGATACTGACTTAAACAAGGTTGTATTTTGCAAAGAGCCATCTACTAAAACATGGATAGATGCAAATGGTAATATTGTTTAGTCAACAATCGAAACAGAGTGACATAATGCACTAAATAAAATTGAAGTTTGATTGTCAAAATTAGGCCATTTTTATAAATAAATACTATAACAACTTAATAATCAATAAACAAAAAGGGGGGCATCTTTTTAGATGCTCCTTATTTAATAGGTGATATGTATGAAGAAAATTGAGTGCAGTAAAAAAATTATATTAGCAAGCTATATCATTACTATTATATTGACTGCAATTGTAATTGTTGGAACTTTTATGAACTACGAAGTTTCTAATATTACTACTCTCGCTTCTCTCTCTTATGCAGAGCTTAGTTTTAGCAATGTGTGGTATTACAAAAAGGCAGCCAAAGAAAATGTACCAAAGATTTTAGGAGGATTACCTAAAGAATTATGGGAACAAATTGATATCAACCAATTATTAAATGAGTAAAAAAGGAGAAAACGAATATGGAAATGTTAAAAGATATTTTAAGCATCGTTATTTATACTGTTATTACCGGAGCAGGTGTTATTGTTGTTAAGAAAGTTCTTGATTTTGTCAATACTAAAATTGATGAAGTACAGACGAATACACAGCTTTCTAAATATGATAGTTTAAATAAAATTATTGATCAAGTACAATCTGTTGTAACAACTGCTGTTCAAGCAACAAATCAGACATTTGTCGATGATTTAAAAAAGGCAAAGAAGTTTACAAAAGAATCAGCTACTGAGGCAAAGAATAAAGCTTTTGAAACTGCAAAGAAATTAATTACCGAAGAAGCTGCTAATGCTATTGAACAGGTATATGGTAATGTGGATGTTTATTTAGACAATTTAATTGAGGATACTGTA